ATACCCTAGGGCTTTATTGTACATTTTAAATGGGGTGGGCAAAAAGTCTGGAACTTCCATCAACATCGACGCACGCGATGCTATATCGGGCGCCGTAGTCACCCGGTCTAGTGGGTCGTAATCTAGGTCTCCTTCTAGAGACCTAATTTGTTCTGTTAATGTATTTATCTTATCTATTTCTTCTTCTGTTTTATTGCCTTTTTTATTCAAAAGGAACTGAAGATCTTGAAAAAGATTTTTTTGCCTACGTTTATTGGCCCGATGTTTGAGTATCTTAGTTATAGATTCTACATTAGATAGCTCTATAGTCAATATAGATTCTATAAGTAAATTTACTCCAGCAATGCCGCCAAGTGCATCCCATATATCGGACTCCGATTCTAGCCATGCCCTAAAAGCTATAGGGTCTACTGGGTCAAGGTTGGTTTTCGTATGAAAATCCTTGAATGCAATATAGAGCTCATACAGCCCTGTATCGCCACTTAACAGTCCGACCGCCTCATCCTGCAGATGCTCAACAAAGTAACTTATAGCCCCTGGCTCTTTCATAGCAAGGGCAAAAACTTGATACTCTAAAGGGTACGCAAGCTCTTCACTTAGATCCATTTTTTCTCTTTAACTCTCTGTACTTTGCTTTTCGGTAGTCTTTATTTTGCTTTTTAACCTTCTCATAGTAATGATTGCCCTTATAGGTTCTTTTACTTTTGATGGTTTCAACTTTTGGAGTAGACTTTATTGCCTCCAACATCCTTCGGAATACTGCTTCTTCGTCCATCTTATCAGAAAAACGGAAAACAACAAGAGCTATTCCAGATTCACGGCATAATTCTTCTTTTCTCCGGTCACGCTCTACCGACTCATGAAAGGCATCCATATCCTGATGAAAATGGCTAGAGTAAAAAAAATGCTGCCTACCATGATACTCGGCTGCAAGATTATAGGAGGGACAGTATATATCTAAGCGAAGTCTTTCGCCGATATGGAATTCATTGACTATCTCTTCGTTTGGCAGGATCCTCTGCATAATTTGGGTCAGTGCGGAGTGGCCCCGGGAAAGTTTTCTGTTATTTCTCTTTACCCATGATAAGCCAGTTTTTTTCAGTAATGTGTTCAGCTCAGGCCTTGTCATATAAAGCTGGTGAGCTATGTCCGTCAAAGGAAGGTTGGAGTCAAATAATAAATCTTTTAAAACTGCTTCCTTTTTCCAGTACTCGTCTTCCTTCACTGAGGCTCCTTTTATTCTGGGAAAAATACATTATAACTGATTTTCCACTGAACAGCATCTTCATGATACCTCTTGGCATCAAGCGGATCGCCTTCTATGGGGTGGAATAAATAGCCAGCTTCTGTCATCTTTCTCCAGAAATAAGAATCAGCCCCACCCCAAACAGTAGCGGAATCTTCCCACCCGTCGACTTCGTCAAAGATTGACCTGTAATGCATGACTGAATTGTGGTCTACTTTATCCCAAGCATTATCAATAACGCCAAGAACCCCTCTAACGCCAGCATTATTCCCACTTGCATCGACTACTTGTTGATTTCCGTAAACTATATAAACATTTTCTTCATAAAGCTTATCGACCATCTTCTGGAGTCTATCTGGATAATAGAAGTCGTCATCATTTAAGTAGGTTATATACTTACCACTAGACATCTGTCTAACGCCATAGTTAATCAGTGTTGCGTAGCGGGCGGTCTTGTACCTATCCTCTTCGCTTATGTTAGAATAGAATATCTTAACCCGGGAGTGAGAGCTATATGTCTTTAGTATCTCTTTAACATTTGGATCAGGAGAGTTGTCTTCCAGGATGATTAATTCCCAATCTTCATAAGATTGATTCAAAACGGAGTCAATACACTCTTTTAGCCATTGCGATTTGTAGACGGTCAATATAACGCTAACTTCAGGCATAGATTTTCCAGTCCAAGAGTGTTGGTTCTGGGTCTATAATAGATTCGATATGGCTTTTTTGATGGAAATCCCCACCGTCTAGTTCCATGTATCTTGCGTATTTTGCGGTTTTATCTTCGTCGCGCACATACCCAAGATGCTGCATGACAAGTGAACTATCCTTATAGTATTTACCACGCCTAATCATCTCGTTGACATACGTAGGCTCAGAACCGCATGCTAATTTCCTGTCAGAAAAAACGCCCCCATCATAAAATCTAAATAGTCTTGAACTGTTATTTGGTGCCCACAACTTGTCCACACGATACTGAGTTTCATTCCACATATGGAAAAACTTTATATTAATAACATCAAACCTGTCTTGATTGAGGAGTGAGTTCATATCAAACTCTGGGCTTGTAGACCAAAGCTTTTCGTCACAATCAATAGCTAAAATCCAGTCGCGATTAGACTGAGCGTACTGGCACAGATTTGACCACGCAAAGCTTCTTAATTCTCCTTCATTAGAAGAGAATAAAGGTTTATTAGTAGAAAAAACTTTTGCGTAGTGCGAAGCTATTTCCACCGTATTATCTTCAGAGCAGTCGTCCGTAAAGACAATAAGGTCTACAATATTGCTTAAATGTTGTAAAACATTTTCTAAGTACCTAGAGCCTTCATTTCTTCCTACCATATTAGCTATTAACATTTTTATTCCTTATTTTTTCTAAGATACAGAAACAAACGGCAACTACCTGTACCAATTCTCCGTCAAGTCTATCCATAGCTTGAGCCATTTCTGTTAACCCTTTTGCCATTTTTGTTTCGCTTACCTCTTTACAGGCTTCTCCAAACTCTCTCCCAAGAATAGTCATCCAATCGGAAAGGTCATGCTTTTGTTCGCCCCATTTTTCGTCTCGCCGCTTAATTTCTTTATTAACATCCTGAAGTATGCCTCTTTGTTGGACAACCTTATAATAAGAGTTGAGTAAGCTAATCGTATCAATCATGGTCTATCCCCATAAAGTCACATGCTTCCCTGAAGATAGATTGACTAACCTTAAACTTCGAGTCTGGTTCTCCACCAACATCAGAGGAAGCATGCCAGCTATGACCTATTGAGACGTATCCATCATACACCACTCTATGCCCTCTATGCCTAGCATAGTACGAACACCATGTTTCTTCATAGTAGTGTGGAGTTGGGAGGAAAGCTCCGTCAGAAGCAACAGACCAGAGAGGTATAGATCCTGTCCCAACTAAGTGGCCCAGCAGGTTAATATACTCAGGATCGTAAGTTAAGTTTTCCCAAACTGTTTTTTTAACAAAATATGCAGATCCCGATACGGTTACAGCGTCTAAGGTATCGCGGAAAAGTCTGTCTGCTGGATCATGTATCTTCCAGCCACGATGCTGGGGCTGAGAGTTGGTGCCAAATATTCCGGCATGTGTGACTCTTCCAAACTCGTCTCTTTGTTTTGGCCCGTAGACCTCCGCATCTAGTTCGTACATTCTACTCTCAATTGTCGCAACATCTTGGGTTCGCATCCAGACGTCAGCGTTAAGTAATCCAACAATATTGCCACTGCCACGAGAAGCCAAAAGGTTACAAGCAAAAGCGTAGCCATAATTAAAAGAGCTTAGAATAATTTCTCCTGGCCAGTTCATAGGCCTTACTACATCCGCAAGGTATTCAGCGCTTCCGTCAGAAGAGTTATTGTCTAGCACATAAAGACTAAGCTGTCCAGGCTTATAATCGCTGGCTAAGGTTTCCACCAATCTCTGTAGCTTATCTTTTGTATTGTAAGAAACTACACAAAGATCAATCATTTAACACCTATTTCCAACCGTCTTCTTCTTCGAAACGCTCAGACAGAAGATTAGCTTTATACTGTGACTCAAAATAATTGAGATATTCTAACCAGAGTGATTTTTCTTCAGATCCATCTTCCCATTGATCGGCAATTTGCCTTATGGTGTAAGACAAGTCTTCCCAAATAACCGTATCAGCAACAACATACGACTGACCCGGTTCTAGACTTACCTTTATTTTTTGTGCAGACATGCTATTCTTTCTTTTTCTTTTGCATTGATTTTGGGTAAACTATTTCTGCGTTTACAACTTCATTTTTTGGTATCTTGTACCAAACTAGATTACCATTTTCTGGCTCCATACTAATAAAAAAAACCATTTTTTCATCAATAGAAAAACCTTCAGGTGGCGGTGATTGCAGAGCTATCTCTTTACTTGAACAGCCATACACTTGGGCATCGTGAGGGTACAAAACTAGGTAATTAATTTTTTGTGCTGGCATTTGCAAACCCCAATACTTCTACTCCATTAGACTTCATAAACCTTGCTACTTTTGGCCAATCCTTATAGTCTTCATCTCGTATATAAAATACTGTTTTTACACTGCTATTCACTATAAGTTTAGCACACGTGAAACATGGTGGACCATTCACGAAAAGCCTAGTCGGTTTAGAGCTGTGATCCGAATGCAAAAGTGCGTTTTGCTCCGCGTGAACAGCTATGCAGTTGTCATATATAGAGCCATTCTGCGAATTTTGGCTAAACCTTTCGCAACCACCATCAACGCAATGCTGAGACTTAGGCGGACCACCATTATAGCCCATACCTAAAACCATATAATCCTCATCGGTTAAAATAGCCATATACTGCTTTTTGCCGCAAGTAGAAAAGATTAAGGCTCCCTCAGTGCACAGCTTTAAAAACTGTAAATCTTTACGGCTAAATAAAGACATATAAAAAAACTCCAGATAAATACATAAGACTAAAAGCGGTTAAGGCAACTAAAGTCCGAGCTAAATTCGTAATAGCCAAATCCTTTAGATTTACCACAATCAATATAGCCCAACTAGCAAAGAAAGCGTAGAGCAGTAGCCCTATTAACTCATGCATCATAAAACTCCATAATAGAGTCAATAGATACCGGAAAAATTGGCTTGACTAAATCATAAACAGCGTTTGCGTAAACACTGATCTCATGCTGTGCCGTATCATGCTGTCTTTGTTTCAAAAATAAACCTACAGATTGGAGACTGCAAGACCAACGATACAATACATTCATACCATAGGCGGGCAGGAAAAGCCTAGCTTGTTCAGGGGCTATATTAATGTCATTTAGTGCCATCTCATAATTAGCCATGCAGTAGTCTATGGTCTCTAACAATTTAGATGTCAACATGAGACCTGATTCCGAGTCGATAAAATCTCCAGATCCCTGCTTAGAAT